GGTTTCACAAAGCAAACTCTGTTAGCAAATATTGAAGGAAACCTAGCAGGCTCACCGCAGATCACATCACCGACCATTGTGACGCAACTGGATATGAATGGCACAGAGCTAATTCTTGATGCTGATGGTGATACCTCAATCACGGCTGACTCAGATGATCAAATTGATTTCAAAGTAGGCGGCGGCGATGAGCTTGTTCTGACCTCTGGCACATTGAGGCCAGCGGCAGATGCTGGATTAGACTTAGGCACCAGCATCAAACGATACTCAACTGCGTACTTTGATGCCGTTGAAACCACCAACAACGTGGCTGGCTCAACCCTACAATCCACAGTTTCAACTGGCACGGCCCCCTTGACCGTCGCCTCAACAACAACAGTAGCTAATTTGAGCGCGGCAACGCTAGACGGCAAATCACCGCCAAGTGGGACGATTGTAGGAACAAGCGATAGCCAGACTCTCAGCAACAAAACGCTTACCTTGCCGCAAATCAATGACACAAGTGCTGATCACCAATATGTGTTTGCAGTTTCAGAATTAGCGGCTGACAGGACGGTCACCCTGCCGCTGTTGGCAGGTAATGATACCTTTGTGTTTGCAGATCATACTCAAACGCTGGACAACAAGACGATTGATGGCGGCACATTCTGATGGAAGTGAGCATTGCTGAATTCCAAGTTAAAGCGCATGAGGATTACCTTGGGGAGCTTTTAGGCAAGTATCTTGAAGCCAAGACCGCTGTGATGGTTTTGAAAGCACAGAACCAACAATACGAGGAAGCACTTGCTGGGTTCGAGTCAGCCAAAGAGCAAATCAAGGATGTGCAAAAACAACTGCAAGCAATGAAATCAAACAAGGATGCCTTTGAAGAGCAGAACACAACTCTAAGCGAAGATTGCCAAACTTTAAAAAGCGATTTAGCAAATCTCAAAACAGCCTTGCAGATGGAGCGTGAAAACTCCTTGATGTGGAAAGAAAAGTGCGAGGCATTACAGGCTAAAAAACGGCCTAGAGGTAGACCGCGCAAAAAGTAGGGGAGCATTTTGGCAAACACCATAAAGATAAAACGCTCCTCAACTGGTTCTGATACACCATCCGCAAGTGATCTGGCCGTTGGCGAACTGGCAGTCAATACGGCTGACGCAAAGCTATTCACCAAACATACTGACGGATCAATCGTTGAGCTTACTGGCGGCGGTAGCGGGTCTGGAGACATTACTGCGGTCACTGCGGGAACAGGGCTAACAGGTGGCGGGACAAGCGGTGACGTTACGGTCAATGTTGATACTGGCATTGCGAATGGGAAAATACCCGTTTTCACAAGCGGTGCCGCGGATGATGATTTCCTCAGAATTGACGGCACATCAATTGAAGGCCGCTCCGCTACTCAGGTTCTGTCTGACATAGGGGCTATCACAGCCAGTTCTTCAGACACCCTTACCAATAAAACCATAGACGCCTCACAACTATCTGGAACGGTGGCTAACGCAAGATTAGACGCACAGCTTCAAGATGTTGCTGGCCTTGCCGTTACAGATGGCGGTTTCATTGTTGGTGACGGATCAAACTTTGTGCTGGAAACAGGTTCGACTGTCAGAACCAGTTTGGGTCTTGGGACGATAGCCACGCAAGCCGCTGATAGCGTTGACATTGACGGCGGTGCTATTGACGGGGTGGCGATAGGGGCCAACTCAGTAGCTACTGACTTGCGGGTTGGTGGCCTCAGACTTACTAGCAACAACATTTATGGCACCGTTACAAATCAAGATATTGTCATCAGTCCAGATGGAACGGGCGATGTTGACTTAGTAGCAGACACAGTACAGGTTGGTGATCTAAACACTGATGCCACTATTACCACCAGAGGCACAGGTGATCTGACGATCAACACAAACAGCGGCACAAACTCTGGTTCTATCGTTCTCAAAGATGCCGCAAATGGAAATATTGACATTCTGCCCAACGGAACGGGCAAGGTAAATCTGGATGGGGATGGCTCATCTGGCGGTGTGACGATCAGTGATGGTTTGATTGATATCCGCACTGGCACAGGTGCAGTCAGCAAAGTCAAATTCTATTGTGAATCAAGCAACGCGCATGCCCAGACATTACAGGCCCAGCCTCACAGCGCGGGTTCATCTGCGGTTCTCACATTGCCAACAGCGACAGGCACCCTGATAGGCACGGGTGACAGTGGCACAGTAGCAACAGGGATGATAGCGGATGACGCCGTTAATGCTGATAAATTAGCAAATACAACGGTAACCGCTGGCTCATACACATCCGCAGATATCACAGTTGATGCTCAAGGTCGCGTCACAGCCGCAAGCAATGGGTCTGGTGGCGGTGGTGGTAGCGCATCAGACAGTTTCAAGACAATAGCTGTCAGCGGCCAGAGCAATGTTGTTGCAGAAAGCGCCACAGATACTCTAACACTCGTTGCTGGAAGCAACATGACAATCACCACAGATGCGTCAGGTGATAGCATAACTTTTGCCAGTAGCGGCGGCGGCGGCGG